TGATAAATCATTCTTACAGCCAGTTAAAAATATATTGGATGTTATCGGATGGAAATCAGAGAATATAAGTTCTTTAGAATCATTTTTTGGGTGAGAATGTGGGTTATTATACAGACAGTACAGGAAAAAAATATTTTAAGAAATGTGGTTGTAAAAATAATGATGTTGCTATAATAAGAGGAAATTATAGTGGTCATAAAGGACAGATATACTGCAATACTAAGACAATAGAAGGTAAGGTTTGTGGTCGATATATAAAATGGGCTAGTAAAAGTGATATAAACAAATTTTTATATAATAAACCAAAGAAATTTGATTATCCTAAAGATATTATTATAGTTGATGGTTCTACAGCTTATGAAAACAGAATGTATGAAGAAGAGACATTTCAGTTAAGTAAAAACCCAAAATTTCGTTCAAAATGAGAAAGGAGATAAATAATGGCAGTAAATAGTTTAGTTAAACAATTAATAAAGGAGAGTTCAAATGATATGGCGTCAGCTGTATCCGCTGGGATTCTTGGTGATTGCAATACTTTTTTGGATACGGGGTCTTTTTCTTTAAACGCCTTGTTATCAGGCTCTATGTATGGTGGTATTCCATCAAACAAGATTACCTGTCTAGCAGGTTCGGAGTCCGTAGGTAAAACATTTTTTGCATTGAGTATTGCCAAGAATTTCTTGGATACTAATAAAGAAGGTATTATTTTATATTGGGAGAGTGAAGGTGCGTTGACTACAGATATGATTACTGATAGGGGTATAGATACAGATAGGTTTATTATATATCCAGTAGCAACTGTAGAAGAATTTAGAACGCAATGTGTAAAAGTGATAGAGGGAGTTCCTAAAGAAGCTAAGGTTATGATATTCTTAGATTCACTTGGAAATCTTTCTACATTAAAAGAGATGGGTGATGTTGCTAGTGGTTCTGATAAAAGAGATATGACAAGAGCTCCAGTTATCAGAGGAACTTTTAGAACACTTGCATTGAAACTATCTGTAAAAAATATTCCTCTTATCATTACAAATCACACCTATGATAAAGTTGGTAGTATGTTCCCGTCAAAAGAGATTTCTGGTGGTGGTGGAATCAAGTATGCAGCTTCAGTTATTGTTACTCTAGGAAAACGAAAAGTCAAAGAGGGAACTGAAGTGTTGGGAAATATTATTAAGTGCAAACTAGTTAAGGGTAGATTTACAAAAGAAGAAAGTATTATAGAAACACATTTAGATTATCAAACTGGTTTGGATAAATATTTTGGTTTAGTTGCTATTGCAGAAAAATATGGAATATTCAAAAAGGTTTCTACAAGATTTGAAATGCCAGATGGAACTAAAGCATTTGAAAAAGCAATAGTGAAAAATCCAGAAAAATACTTTACTGATGACATAATGAAACAACTTGAAGAGGCTGTGTTTCAAGAGTTTAATTATGGAAGTCGCAAGGAAGAAAAGGATGAATCGTAAGTTATTAAATATTGTATGGATGTTTGTAGGAATTTTATTAATAGGTGGTATTTATTGCTTATCATACTACAATGTTGATGAAACAGTGGTAAGTGAATCTAAAAACTTTATGGAATTTGTGAGGGCTGTATTGCAATGATGGTAATGAGTAATAATGATTTACAATCTACATTTAATGCATGGATAGTTTATCAAGGTATCTATGCACATTTTACAAGAGAGTATGATTATTTTAAGTATAATGGAAAGGGAAATTGGAATAATATTGATTCAATGCAAAGGAGTTTTGCTAAGCAAGAAAAGAATGGAAACTTTTCTATGCAAAGAAAGATTTTCAAAGATATTGGAAAAACTTTTGATAACAAGGAAGCATTGATATTTTTCTATCTTTCACAATTTACGAATGGAATTGTTTATCCGTCACATTTTGATACGGATTTGTATGATGAATATACGGGAAGAATGAATAATTTCAATTTCCAAATTCAACAGGATATAGGTGAAATTTTAAAATGTATGAGGGAATACGAAAAGAGCTTTGATGAAATCTTCATCACAAATAGCATGAATCACCCATATATATTAAAATTGAGCCTATCTAATAGGATATCATTGGAAACCTTTGCTGTATTGGATATGGTACTTAATTTCATACCAGAGGTTGACAAGTATCTCAAAGACCCGATATGGCAAGATCACAAGAAGTTGGTTTTGAATTACAAGCCATTCTTAGAAGTAGATGTTGTAAAACAAAAGAAATTAATAAAGGATGTTTTGATGAAAGGGTAAGATGCGAACTGAAACTTTGATATTAGAGAACCTTATATATAATGAAAACTATTCAAGCATTGTCGGTATATTCTTACAACCAGATTATTTCAAGGAGAACGCTGAGAAGCAAATCTTCATAGAAATACAAAAACACATTTCGGAGTTTAACAAAGCTCCAACAAAAGAAGTACTATCAGTCAAGCTAAACAATAGAGAAGATTTGAATGAAGTTGCATTTAGTAAATGTAATGAAGTTTTGCAAACTCTTAATGGTAAAACTGATGATGAAGAATGGTTAACAAAAGAAACAGAGAAGTGGGCAAAAGACCAAGCAGTATACAATGGTATTGTAAAAAGTATTTCAATCTTAGAAGGTAAAGACGATAAGAATTCTAAAGATTCAATACCAGAAATTCTTACAGAAGCATTAGCTATTTCATTAGATAAAAGTGTAGGGCATGACTATTTGGAAGATGGTGATGATAGGTGGGAATTCTATCATAAAAAGGAATCTAAAATTCCTTTCAAAATGATTATGCTTGATAAGATTACTAATGGTGGCATCTCACCAAAAACTCTTACAGTATTATTGGGTGGAACAGGAGTCGGTAAAACATTAGTTAAAACTCATTTGGCTAGTCAATATCTAAGACAAGGAATGAATGTTTTATATATTACTATGGAAATGGCAGCAGAGAGAATTGCTGAAAGAGTTGATGCAAACTTAATGGATGTTGAGCTGAATGATTTACACCTGATGCCTAAAGATACCTTTGAGAAAAATCTCAAGGAAATGAAAATTGGGAAATTGGTTGTTAAGGAATATCCAACAGCTGGAGCTCATGTCGGAAACTTTCGTGCTTTGATTAGAGAGTTGAAAATCAAAAAAGATTTTACATCACAGGTTATTATTTTAGATTATCTAAATATTTGTGCGTCCAGTAGAGTTAAGTGGGCTGCAAATATGAATACCTATATTTACATTAAGTCTATTGCTGAGGAAATTCGTGGGTTGGCAGTAGAGTGTAATGTTCCTATCATTACAAGTTCACAATTGAATCGGGAAGGATTTTCTAGTTCTGATCCTGATTTGTCTAATACATCTGAATCATTTGGTTTACCAGCAACAGCAGATTTAATGATGGCTATTATCGCAAAAGATGATGGAGTTGGTACTAACAATCAAATCTTATTCAAACAGTTGAAAAATCGTTATAGTGATATTTCATTGAATAGTAAATTCTTGGTGAATGTCGTTAAGAAGAAAATGAAACTGTATGATATTGAGGAAGATGACCAACCTGCTCTGGCAAATGATGGAAGTAACAAATTCTATGAGAAAAAATCAGATGCCAATACAAGCTCAAATCCCTATACTTTGAAGATAAAACCATCAAAAAGACTTGAAAAGTCCTATGATGATTGGAATATATAAATAGTATTATAACTCACAAGGAGAACTATTATGCAAGATTTAACGATTTCAGATGGCTGGTTTGATAAAGATACTAAGGAAAAACCTGTAATGAAGACATTATGTGAACATCGTGCAAATACTACTACTTTGGATTATGATGTAGGTATTGAATATTGCAATTTTTGTGGTGCTTTAGGGCATTATAGTGTGGATAAAGACAAGGTTGAGTGGAAATTACCCGAATTTCTGGTAAAACAAAATTATAACTAACCTTAAAAGTCTTATAAATATAGAGAATAGTTAATTATAATAAAGGTTAAATAAATGAGTAAAAAAGTTGCAGATATTTTTTCATATGTAAAAAACAATACTATGATTACAGATGGTATGATTTCTGGTGTTTCAGCTAGTAAATTATCTGGTACAATTGCTGACGCTAGATTTCCAGCTACATTACCAGCATTGGACGGTAGTAATTTAACTGGTGTTACTGGAAGTGGAATTAGTAATTTGGTAGAAGATACTACCCCACAGCTCGGTGGCACATTAGATTGGAATAATCAGAAATTCACTAATCATATTTTACCATCAGCAAATGATACTTATGATATAGGTTCAGCTGAATTTAAGATTAGGGATATGTATGTTGCTGACAATACAATTTACATGGGTGATAGTGCAACTATCAAAGCTGAAGGAACTGCTATTGTTGTTCAAGATTTGAAAACGGGTGATTTACATTTAGACAATACAAAGCGTGATGGTAATAGTGTTGATGGTACAAAAGGTTCTTGGACATTTCAAGAAGGTGCTGAAGATATGTATCTTTTGAATAATGTATCAGGAAAGAAGTACAAGATTAATTTAACAGAGATTTAATTATTATATGAGTAAAGATATAAAAGAGATGTTTGCGGAAGTAGCAGAGAAAGCAGTAAAGGAAGATAAAGAGGTTGGAGAATATTCTCTATTGAGTAGAGTATTAGCTACAAATATTGACCATTATAAATTGTGTCCGTTTCGTTCATTGAACGTGGATGATTGCCCATTGTGTAAAATTGGAAAATGAGAACTATGAAACCGTTTAAGAAATTTATTGCTGAAGCATATGATGTTCCTTTAACTACAAACAAGGAAATTGATAAGTTTAAGAGTAAATTAGATAAGAACGCTTTAAAAAAATTATTAAAGTTACTTAAAGATATGCCAAATAAACTTCCACTTCCTATGGTTGGAAATGAAAAAGGCTATGTTAAAGCAAGATTTTCTGGTGGGCCAAAGAAAAGACAAGACATTCAGAAACGTATTGAAAAAATAGTTGATAGATGGAAAAAAGCAAATAAGATTAAAGGTAATATTGTAGATACAGGTGATGGTAGTCCTGGCGTGTCAAATAAGGGTGAAAAAAAAATAGACAAACAGGGAGATGTTGCTGAAGGAGTTTTTGCAGCGATGATATTTATGAAGTTTGCAGACAAGTCAATGACAGAAAAAACATTAAACAAAATCTTATATAAACTAAAATTAAATAAAGAAATTAAGGCAACAACTACTGATAATAAAGTAAAAGATATAATTAAACTTTCTATTAATATGGGCAAAAGACCATTTGCAGATTTGATTAACCCAGAACTTGAAGAACTGAGAAATGAAATGTTTCTTTCAGCTAATGCGTATACTAAGTCAAAAAATGTAGAGAAATGGGAAAAGTATTTTAAATCTAATGGTATTTTGGATGAGATAAAAGTTGTTGCTGATGGATTGTCTGATCAAAAGAAAACCAAGACTGATATATATGTTGAAGTCAAAACTTTAATTGATGGAAGTACTGTTGTTAGAAAACTAAATTTGTCACTTAAATTCGGAGCAGTTGGACAATTCGGACAAGTTAGTGGTTCTAAGTTTTCAAATTTTGTTGAACTTTGGGACACTTTTGGAATTGATATATCAGGAATAAAGACAAAATACGAAAACCTTGTAAAAAAAGGTAATGTTACTGGTGCTATTAATTTAGTATATAAAACTGCTCTTAAACAATTTAAGAATGATTTTTCAACTAAAACAGAAGATATGAGTTCTATAACAAACTTATTTAAAGCTATCATCAATCATGCTACTTTAGGTGAAAATATAGAAATGGTTCATTTGAATAAGGGTACATTTGAATCATATACGTTCAAACAAACAAAAGCAAAACTTATATCTTTGGCAAAAGCACATAATTTTACAGCAGAACTTATTGATTCTAAGCCTAGAGATGGTGGTTTTGTGTTACCAAGAATTAGGATTTTAATGGATGGAAAAGAATTTTTGCAAATTCGTTCAAAAGCCGATAAGAAGAAAAAAGGTCTTTTTTATGCTAGAAACTATATAGAAAAGAAAGAAATGTTCGGGCATATTTTCAGCCATACAAAAAAAGAAAAATAATTATTTGAGGATTTAGATGAAAATATATAATGAGCAGGATTTTATTGAAATAATTAGAAAGGATTTAAACCCATTAACCTTTGAGGATTTTCTTCAAACAAAGCAAATAGGTATTTTATGGGATAAATTCAAATCTGATGATATTAGAGTAATAAGTTTAAAGTCCAAAGACAATTTTTATAAATGGTGTTATGATTTTATTCATAATGATGAGCCATTGAAATATTACTTTAATAAAAGATTGTCTTATAAAGAAATTAAACCTGTTGATATTGTAGAGATTGAAAATAATTCAGTTAAACAGAAGCCTAATAATGTTAGGTTGATAAGAAATATAAATCTTGAGAGTATTCTTGATTGTAAAGCATTTGATGGAATGAGTATCAAAGTAGCATATAAGGATGCTTTAGAAAAAGGTAAGATGTGTCGGTTTTTTACAATGCCGTCAGTATTTAAAGACTCATATAAATATGATTATGAGGCATTTACTGTAACAATGAAAACTATAACAGGGCAGATGTCAATTTTTAGTCCTGTTATATATAAAACTTTATTAAATGAGACTGATAAATATATAGAAAATAAAAAACAAAAAGTTCTTATTCCATCTGCATCTTGGGCAACACCTATATTAGCTACAAAGGATAATACAAATTATTCATCATTGCATATAGTTGATGTTCAACCAGAAGTGTTAAAAACATCGGAAGAACTTTTTAAACATATTCATACTGGTGGTTTGTTTGATGGCTCACCTTATGAACTAAAAACATTCTGTACACCGTCAGAAAAAATGACGGATGTTATAGATAAAGAATATGATAAAGTTTTCTTTTGTCCCCCGTATTATGATTTAGAGTTGTACGGTGGAAGTGAATTACAGTCAACTTCTTTATATGAAACATACGAAGAATGGCTTGATTTGTATTGGAGAAAAACTGTTAATGAATGTAATAGTGTTTTAAAATCTGGCGGATTGTTTTGTTTTGTAATGGGTAGACTTTGTAGAGGTTATGAGATGGGTAATGATATGAGAAATATTGCTCAGGAAAAATTTAACCTTATTGACGAAATTAAGATCATGCCTCCTAAAGAAATTACTAAAAACAATATGCACCTTGAAAAATATGAAATATGTTATCTTTTAAAAAAATAATAAACGAAGCAAAGAATACGCACATGGAGCACCTTGAAGATGAAATCATCAACAATGGTGTTAAGGGTGCGAAAACAGCGATAGAGTTTTTAAATTCACTCAACGATATGTTGGCAGGTGGAAAGAGTAAAACTAATATCACTGTAAAGTGGGATGGAGCCCCAGCAATATTTGCTGGTATCAATCCAGAGAACGGAAAGTTTTTCGTTGCAATAAAATCACTCTTTAACAAGACCCCCAAAATTAATTATACAGACGCAGATATAAGTGCGAATCACGGATCGGGTGGGCCTTCAGATAAAATAAAACTTGCATTGAAATACTTACCCGAACTCGGAATAACTGATGGAGTCTATCAGGGTGACATTATGTTTTCTAAAGGTGATTTGAAGAAACAAACTATTGATGGACAAAGTATGTTGACTTTTGGGCCTAATACTATCACCTATGCTGTACCCGAAGATAGTGACTTAGCTTCTCAAATGAGAAAAGCACATCTTGGAGTTGTATGGCACACGAAGTATACAGGAAACAGCATTGATTCATTATCTGCTTCATTTGGAGTATCAGCAAGTGATTTTAAGAAAACCAAAAATGTTTGGTTTGACGATGCATACTTGAATACTGCAAACGCAGCTACATTTACTTCAAGTGAAACAAAGAAACTTGAAGGAAAAATAAATCAAATTAAAGGTGCAGTTTCTAAAGCAGGGAAGTTCTTAAACCTGTTGGCAAAAGAAACTGCTGATAATTCTAAACATGGTCTAGCACCATTTATGAAAATCTTTTTTAATACTAAGATTCGTGCTGGTGCAAAGATTGCTGATACGAAAAAACTTGTTAAAGAATTTGAAACATATTACATGGATAGGATGACAAAGGAAATTGATTCAAAGAAATCAGATAAAGGTAAAAAAGTATATCAAGATATTCAGAAAGAATCTAAAAAGACTTTAAAGAAATTCAAAGACGAATTGTATTTCACTATGGCTACTTACTTGGGTATCCTTGATGCAAAAGAAATGGTTATTAGAAAGTTGGAAACAATTAAAGGTATTGGAACATTTTTGAAAACACCTGATGGTTTCAAAGTAACAGCTCCAGAAGGATTTGTTGCAATTGATGCTAAAGACGGTAGTGCTGTCAAGTTAGTAGACAGACTTGAGTTTTCTCATGCAAATTTTACCATCGAAAAGGACTGGTAAGGAGAATATTATGTTAGAAGATTTATTAGAGCTAAGAAGAATACTAGATAGATTTATTGCCAAGTATCAAACACAAGACCAATATCGTTTTGAACATGATCCTAGAATAGTTGAAGATATAAGAGATAGAGATTTCACTATTAATGGTGATGATAGATTAACAGATATAGGAAAAGAATTATTAAAACTTAAAGAAAAGGAAAGTAATGACGGAAGTGGAGAACAAGGAAGTCCAACAGAATGGAGAGGAAACGACATCTATTAAATCCAGATTTTGTAGAAAGTGTGATGCACAAGTAAGGTATCAATGTAAGTGTAATCCACGGAGTGCGATGGCTTGGCAAAGACGAAATGTATTTCATATGGGCAAACGATATAAGGGTAAAGATGCTTGGGAAAAAGTTCATAATACTGAATATAAAGGGGATTCAAAATGAAAGCTTTTAAAAGTTTTATGTCGGAAGGCAGTAAAGAAGAGTATCAAAAGTTCTTTGATAAGAAGTTAGCTAAGTATAAAGTTGATAGTCCAGAAGATTTGTCAGACGAAGAAAAGAAAAAGTTTTTCAATGAGATTGACAAAGAGTGGAAGGGTGATAACGAGAAAGCAGAAGAACTAGTTAAAGAATTTATTAAGAAGGGTGGAGAAAGACGCCGATGTGCTGGTGGTGATGGTCGCAAAAGTAAAAAAGTTAAGACAGAGGAAGATGAATCCGAAGAAGAGGAAGAAGAATGAAAAACTTTAAGACATTTATAGAAGCAGTAGATAAAGATATGGTCATTGAACTCAAGTTGTTTATTGACAATGATGCACAACTATATAAACAAAGGCTTATTCCTATTGTCAAGAACATCCAGAAGAAAATGAAGTCTGGAAAGTATGACCATAAGAAAGCTCCTAAACTTTGGAAGTATCTTGTAGATGATGGTGCAAAGAAATATGCAAAAGAATTTCCTGGCGTTAAGTTTAACAAACAGGAAAAGGAAGCAGTTGCACAGGAATTTGCTGACGAATACAAAGACGAAATCGAAGCACAAGATGGAGAGATGTTCTAATGAAAAGTTATAAAACCTTTATGGAAGCAGGTTTTGGTAAGTACTCTGATAAGATAGATAAGAAAAAATTGATGAAGAAGTACAAAGAGAATGAAGACAATAATGCTCATACAGAAAATTATCTTATGTTAGCTAAGTTCTTTGGTACAGAAGATGAAGTTGATGAAGTTAAAAAGATTATGAAACGTAGTAAATCCAGTACATCCCAAAAGGATATGGATTGGATGTACAAGAATATTAACAAATACTATAAGAAACTAAAATGAAAAACTTTATAACATTCTTAGAAGCTAAAAAGGAAGCTACCTTTGATGATATAGTTGGTGGTAGACATTCATCAATGCATGGTGGAGCACAGATTGTTTCTAAGGTTGATGGTAAAGAATATGTCTTCAATTATGTTACAGACAAAAGTGGAAAATGGGAAGTAACTAATGAGAAAAACGCAACGGCGATTGCAGTTTCTAAAATGGCAGGCAAAAATCTCAAGAAATCAAAGGTTATAAAAAAATGAAAACATACAAAGAGTTGATGACAGAAGCCTCATATTTTGATATGAGTGATATAGAGGATTGGAAGAAAGAAATTGAGAAGGGTATTAAAGCTCCTGTTGTCCATATCCAGATATCGACTCTTGGTGGTGAAGATAGAGTTTCATTGATGGTTAAATTTTCTATGGACAAAGAAGCAAGTAAAGGTGGTACTGAATGGCATAACTCCCGTCACGCAAACTTGAGAGTTGACCGTGATGGTACTCTGGAAATGTTTCAGATGAGTTATAAGTTTGACACAAAAAGATTACGCAAGTCAAAGATTAAATCCGCAAAGGATGTAGTTAAGAAAATAAACGATTGGATTAGTAAAATAAAATGAAACCCTTTAAGCAATTTATCAATGAGGGTAAAGTCCTTGGCCAAACTTTAACAATATCAAGTGCTCCAGATAAGGCTCATCCAAATTCGGGAGATACAACAATTCTCAAATGGGGTAAGAAGACCATTGATATATTCAATTTACCTAATGGTGCTGGGAAACTGGAAAAACTAATTCCAAAACCAATTGTTAGGTCAAAAGATAAAGATTGGGAGCCATTTATTATACTTGCAATAGGAATGGGGTTATTATAAATGAAAACATACAGGAAATTCATAAACGAAGCAAAAGGTAATACAGCTGTATTCTCTTTCGGTAGGATGAATCCCCCTACTGTTGGACACGGCAAACTTATTGCTAAAGTCGTTAGTGTTGCAAAGAAAGAAAAAGCAACAGCTATGATATTTCCTTCAAAGACCGAAGATAGTAAAAAGAATCCTTTGTCATTCAAAATGAAAGTGAAAGTATTGAAAGATGTTTTTGGCAATGTTATAAATACTGATACATCTATAAAGACACCCTTTGATGTATTAGATAAATTAAATAATGATAAGTTTGAGAAAGTTGTTTTCGTAGTTGGTAGTGATCGGGTAAACGAATTCAAAAAGAATATGAGTAAATATGTTGATAGTGACCTTGATAATATAAAAGATTTTTCAGTTGTCTCCGCAGGAGATCGTGACCCAGACGCTGAGGGTGTTTCTGGTATGTCTGGTTCTAAGATGCGTGAGTTTGTTATTAAAGACAGGTTTGGCAAGTTCAAGGAAGGACTTATGACGAAAAATGCTAGACTGGCAAAAGACGTTTTCAAAGAAATTGGTAAGAAACTAAAAATTAAAAAGGAGAACTATAATGCATCCATATCTATGTAAAGCCCTTATCTTTTTGGCGGGTTGGGCAGTTGCTGGTTATCTGTATCACTAATTTACTCTAACTAAACAATAAAGGAGGATATCTGATGGAATCATTAATGGTAGCTTGGGGATCATCTCAGGCATGGTGGGGTACAGCTTGTTCAATCGTTGTAATTGCAAATGCACTTACGATGGCACTGAAAGATGAGTATGCTGAAAAACTTCCTATTTTGGGAAAAATTTGGCCTATTATGAATTGGTTGGCACTGAACGTACATCACAACAAAAATAAATAATTATAATAATTGCCACTAACAGGTGGATAATTTCTAAACTACGCCATTCGTGTGGGACTGAACTTACCCGACAAGGACTTGTTAGTGGCAATAATTACTGAAAGGAATATTATGCCTAAAGGAACAATTGGTGGTTTACATGGTGATACAGGACAAGTTTTAAGTGAGGGTAATACATATAATTTTAATATTAATATTGTTGATGGTGGATTAAAAAACTGTCAAGAAATAGAATTTGAACTTGATGAAACAGGTGATAGAATAAAAGTTATTTATGGAACAGGTGCAACAAAACCAACAAAGGCACCTGTACCAAAACAAAAACAAAAACAAAATAAAAAAGAAAATATTACAAGTTCGTCACCAAGTAAACTTGTAGATAATAGAGATTTTTTAACAGAGGAGAAATAAGATGAGTTTATGGGGAGCTTCAACAACGGATGAAAGTAAACCAAAGCATTTAACAGACGCTGAAAAACGAGATGTTTATGCAACTAAAGAAGGATGGGTAAAACGAACTGCTGGAACTGGTGGTCGTGCTGGTCGAGTACATGAAGAAATACTTGTAGCTATTGGTGATTTGTCTGGTGGTACAGCAGGAACAGCTAAACTTGCAGCTGGTACGATTAGTTCTACACGTTTTATTACAACTTCATTGGGTGCTGCTGCTGGTGGTGCATTTAGTGCTGAAGTAATTTATAATGAAAAAGTAGATGTTACTGGTACACCATTGTTAACTGTAACAAATGACACTCCTTCAAGAAACGTAACACTTTCATATGCAAGTGGAACTGGTACAAACCGTTTGACATTCACAGCAACTGTTGCTGCTGATGCAACTACTGTTGGTGATGTACTTTCAGTTGGTGCTGATGCTGTTACTGCAGCTGGAACGATCAAGGATGCTGGTACAAATACTGATTCAGCACGCACACATTCAGCACAGGCTGCTACAACTAATATTACAGTCGCTGCCTAATGTTTAGGTTAGCCTGTTTATTATTTTTGTTATTAACAGGTTTTGTTTCTGCTGAGGAAAACAAACAATTTGAGGAGCCCACTATTGATAAATTAGTAGAGTGGATTCCAGAACAAATCCCCCGTACAGTATCACTTTATTTTGATACTGATGGGGATGGTGTATACGATATCATTATTGCATATTTCTTAATTGAAGCTTATGCTTGTAAGGAGAGGTGTACCATTGAGGTTACGGATAATGCTGACCATTGGATTTTAGTTTCAGCTATAGGTGAAAATCCTTATAGTTATTATATTGTTAAACGATGGTCTATGTGGAAATTGACAGAAAAAGAAGATTGGAGAAGTGTAAATAAGTCTACTGCATCTGTTTATAAGTATAAAGACCATGATGAATGGTATGAGAAAAGATTTTTAAAAATGTATCCAAAAAAAGGAAAATAAAATGGCTTGGACTCCTATAACAATAGGTACAAACCCATCAGTAAATAGTACTATATGGGAATTTGAAAGCACGGCTACTGGGTCTGATACATATTCAGATGCAAAAGGTACATATTCGGGTGGAATAAGAACTTTTACATTTCCTAATGGCAATGTGCAAAAAACTTATGTACGATGTCGAAAAATTGGAGAAACCATAGAACGTGGTGAATTGTCTAAAGATTATTATGATGCACAGGTATAAATTAGCAGTATTTATGTAAGAGGGAATATGAGATTTAATAAGTTGACGAATGGTAATTATATGATGTATGCATTACTTCATTATGATAACCCACATTGTAAAGATATAAAAGAGTTTTTTGAGGATATCAAACGAATACATTATATTCGTAGGTTACTGAAAAGATATTATTCAGAAGATATTCTTAAAGAAAGATTAGTTCTTAATCATCTAATTACTTTTTATAATGTTTTTGAAGCAACAGCTGCTACAAGAATATTATTTTTTAGAGTAGAAAAAAGTTTTCATCCAGCATTGAAAACATTTTTAATTTATATTAATAAAATGCCAGATGATGATGAAGATATAAATCTGGATGATGGAGTCATAAAAGTTTTAAGGAATATAAAATAAATGTCAGCAATTGTAGATACCTATATAACATATAGAATCATAAAAACATTAGTAACGCCATGGGATGAGCAAGATGCCTATAAGTATGGTATTATTGATGACAAGGGAAAGGTTCTTAGAAAGTATAAAGAATTAAAAGACAGTAAAGAGAAAAATTCTTATACTGTTTTGATTAGATTTGTTTTTAACCTTAAACGAATTTTAAATCAAGTTCCTGGCGGAAGAAGTAAGTTTGGTTCTTATGCTGCAGCTGCTATTTTATTATTGAAAGAAGAAAATGAAAAAGAACAACTTATAGAAAGACCAATATTACCAGCAAATAGATTGATTCCAAACTCTGCACCAGTATTAAAAAAGTTAATCAATGGTGGATATGCTCAGAAGATAAAAGGTTTTTCGGGTGAAGAGAGGCAGAGATTTACACTTGCACTTACAAACTTATTGGATACCTTAGAATGAAAAAAATACATAACGAAGACGCACCAACAAATGCTACAGGTTCTGCTGTAGTTGGTACTGGTGACGATAAGACAACTTGGAAAAGAAAGAAAAAGAAAAGTAAGATCGTCAAACGATTAAAGGCTACTTATGAAGTTGGTAGAAAACCAGATAAGAATTTAGTGATAAAGAAAGAAGAAAAGGGTAGTCCAGCTGATAGAGAAAAACTTCTCAAATTATATAACAAAGCTTTTAAAAGTTTTTCTGGTTCACCAAAACAAAAAGAAATTAAAAAAGAGATTGATGCATTAAGAAAAAAAATGGGATTGACGGAACGTAACTATCGTAAAGAGTATGATAATTATCATGCACAACCAGAGCAGCGTGAAAAGAACGCAGCTCGTTTGAGAGCGAGGAGACTAATGGTGAAAAAAGGAAAAGTGAAAAAGAACGATAAGATGGATGTACATCATAAAGATAATAATCCATTAAATAATGATACAAAGAATCTTTCAGTAGTAACACAGAAATACAACAGGACAGAGCCACGATTGAGGGAAGAGGGAGAACAAACTCCTATGCCTGATTTTACACCTGATACAACATTTGCAAGTATGCCAGTGTTTAAAGTTAATCAAGATGATTTTTCAAGATGTCAAGATGGTAAAAAGAAACACGCACATTGGAATAAACATATTGATACAGAATCAGACTACGGGAAAAAGATTCATGGTTATGCAAAGAAGAATCCTAAACAGTCTATCATAGTACAGGATGATAAGACAGGGCATATGGTATACTTAAAAAAATATTCACAACTGGAGAAATAAAATGTTAAATCTTATTGGAAACGCTTTAGGTCTTGGTTTGAAGATTATGGATAAGATTGATAAGAATTCTGATAAAGCAAGTTTTGAAGAATTCAAAAATAGAAAAAAGGAAATGGATAATTCGTTGGCCGATGCTGATGTTGAAGGTATCGACTCAATGTTTGAATATTTAGCTGAACGATCCAGAGGCGGGAGTACTGGTCGAAAGGGATAATAATGAAAAATGTCATGTTAGGATTTTGTTTAATTGTTTTGATTGGATGTGGTACTAGTAATGCATATCAAAAACCATCTGTTAGGATTGTCGGTGAAGCTCAAATGACAAAGTTGCCTAATGGAAATTACGAAGTAACACCACGCTGGATTAAAGATAGATTTAATGCAGAAAATTCAATGGTAAAACAACTAGAGGACTGTCGAGAAGGTGGACGATAACGAAAAACAATCCAGAGAGTCAGCAGCACAAATATTAGAAATACAGAAGGATATTGAACATTTAGAATATGTATTGAAGGAACTTGAAAAAGATAAAGAATTTTTAAAAGAACATTTTACATTAAAGAATACGCAAAGACAAGAAGATATTGCTAAGATTCACACTAGGCTAGATAAGCATATTCAGACTGAATTGACTTATCATCAAGGTGTCAGAGATAAAGCTACAACTGAACACGCTTCTATTCATAAAAGAATAAGCCAAGCAGAACGCTGGATATGGATATTTTTTGGTGGCATCACGGTAATCAGTGCTTTAATGGGAAAGGGAGTATTTAGCAGCTTATTTGGCGGGTAAGTTCTTCCTTGTTTATTAACTTTTTATATGTTATTATTATAGTATGAAAACTGAGAATATACATATCGGAATAGTTGGAGCTGGAACTATTGGCTCCACAATATATCAACTACTCAATAGTACCGGCTGTGGATACAAAATATCTATAGCTGATCAGATTGAAAAACACAATATTTTCATCAATGATGATGATTATTATAAGTTGGATATTACAAAACCAACTTACGATGGTCATTGTACTCAATTCAATCAATTCGTTAATGGTAAAACTCTTATCGTTAACGCACTTCCGTTTCATCAAAATATAAACTTATACAAAGCTTGTTTTGAGTTGGGTGTACCATACTTTGATTTGTCAGAGGATGATGCACTTGATAAGTTTATAGATTCCCTTAAATCAGATAAGATTCCTTTCACTATGCCACATTGTGGACTTGCGCCAGGAATGTCTACTGTTGTAGCAAATGACTTACTCAAAGATATAGAAAATCCTACAAGTGTAAAAATTCGTGTTGGAGCATTATCACAGAATGCTTCAAACAAACTAAGATATTATACTTCATGGAGTGGTGAAGGTTTAGTCAATGAGTATCTTGGTGACTGTCAAGTATTAGAAAATGGAAAATACAATACAGTAGATGCATTGACAGGATACGAAAAGATTACACTTGACGGTAGAGAGTATGAGGCTTTTAATACTTCTGGTGGTTTAGGAACATTTGCTAAATCAATGGATGGTAAACATAAATTATTAAGTCTTAACTACAAAACATTAAGAAGAATTGGACACCATGATTATGTTGATTTTCTTTTTAATGACTTAAAAATTCCACAAACAGTTTTAACAGGGATATTCAGTAAGATTCCAAAAACCAGAAAGGATGCAGTAATACTTTATGCATCAGCTAGTGGTAAGGGTATGGATGATGAACGTAGTTATCTTAAAATCTTTCGTCCAAGAGATATCAATGGTAGACATTTGACAGCTATTGAATATACAACTGCTATCGGATTATTGACGATGATGGAGTTATACTTAACAGAAAAAATACCACAGGAAGGATATGTGAGACAGGAAGATGTTTCGTGGAAGGATGCGACAAGTACTACATTTGGGAGTATATATAGAATAGAGGAGTAAAGAATTGTGATGTGTACCTATATCGACATAAAATATATTAGTATGTGTTCCAGTATACTGGAAAAGTTTAAGCAGAAAACAAGTAGTTTGTGGAATTTCCGATGTCCTATATGTGGAGATTCCCAAAAGAATAAGAGTAAGGCTAGAGGTTTTATTTACGAAAAGCAGAATAAGTATTTTTACCGATGTCATAATTGTGAGTTTGGAACGAGCTTCAGTAAATTTCTTGAAAAGATAAATCCATCTTTACACAGGGAATATGTTACTGAACAATATAAGGAGAAAAAACTTGTCAAACCAACTGTTAGTACTTCTAAGTTTAATTTTGTTCCAGAGTTTAATAATGTTCTTCAAGGACTTCAAACAATATCTTCATTGGAAAAGAATCACCCAGCAAGACAATACTTGGAAAGGAGATTAATACCAGAGCGATATTTCAGCAAACTTTATTTTTGCACTGAATTCAAAAAGTGGACTAATAAAGTATCACCAAATAAATTCCCTACATTAAAAGGAGACACGCCTAGATTAGTTATACCATTCTTTGATAAGAAGAATAATATTATCGGGTTTCAAGGAAGGTCATTTGACCCGAAGGATGCTTGTAAATATATAACAATTAAGATGAAAGGAGTTGATGATTTAATATATGGCCAAGAACGAATCAACAACAGACGAAAGAAGTATTGCGTAGAGGGGCCTTTTGATAGTTTATTCCTACCTAACTGTATGGCAATGGCAGGTATAAAGTTTAATGTGTTTGATCTTGAAACTATCATAGTTCTCGACAATGAAAGACGCAATAAAGAGATTGTTCATTCGATAGAGAAGTTTATTACTAATGGTTATAAGGTTTGTATATGGCCAGATGGTATTGATGGTAAGGATATCAATGACATGATATTAAATGGAATGACTAGTGAAGAGATTATAAGTGTTATAGATACTAATACCTATTCTGGTTTACAAGCCAATTTTGCACTTTCTCGGTGGAGAAAATGTTAGGAGGCTATCATGTTAAACAGAACACCAGTAGAAGATTATTTGGAAGTAAAAGAGTATCTTGAAGAAATGATTGAGTATTATAGATATACAAGTAGTCCAGTTTTAGCAGAGAGAAGAAAAACTTATAAAGACATTAAAATAGCATTATTTGGTGAGGATTTAGATGATGGAGATACAGGAACAAAAAGTACACGAGCATGGTTTTGTTAGACTAGTAGACATTATGGGTAGTGACGGTGATATTGCTGATGCTGCTCGGGTTTCCTATGGGAAGGGAACTCGGGCGGTGTCGGACAACAGAAATCTCATTCGTTATTTGTTAAGACATAAACACACTAGCCCACTTGAAATGGCTTCAGTAAAGTTTCATTTGAAACTTCCTATTTTTGTTATGCGACAACTTGTGAGACACCGCACAGCAAAACTTAACGAATACTCTGGCAGATATTCTGTAATGTCAGATGATTGTTATATTCCAGAATCAGAATATATCCAACCACAATCCCTTAGTAACAAACAGGGTAGGGACGGAGAACTTTCTGATAGTTGGAAACAGAAATATAAAGAAATCATTTCTGGTGTTACCACTAAAGCTTTATGTGCATACAAAGTTTTGATTGGTAATGAAACACTAGAACATGGTGGGTTATCAAGAGAGTTGGCTAGAACAGTTTTACCAGTTTCAAACTATACGGAGTGTTACTGGAAAATTGACTTGCACAACTTTTTTCATTTTTGTAAGCTAAGAATGGATAGTCATGCACAGCAGGAAATACAAGATTATGCAAAGCCAATGTATGAAATGGTAAAGC